CACTATCAAAAGATATTGGTCCAGCACAGTGAGCGTTCTCATTACTGTCTATAGTTGTATTTATACTGAGTGACTGTGGATTAGTTCTGAACATATTCGATTTGATATTACCCGCGATTGCTGTCACGTCAGCTGAATCGATTGCTGTTGATCCTTGTCCTCTAAATGCTGTAATTACAACTGTATCACCAGAATCAGTTGCAGCTCCCAATACTATAGATGTGCCATTTGTTGCGGTATAATCTGCAGAATCAATAAGTAGGATACCATTTCTAAATACTTGCACTTGATCTGCAATATATGAGAGGGTTGCACTATTATCATCGTTACCAGTTATTGTAGTTGTAGGAGATGCTGTAGTATACACAAACTGTGTGGATCTAAATACCTCTCCCGAACCGCTTCCACCACTAGATCCACCACCACTAAATTTACTAATTGCAACAACATCACCAGAATCAGTTGCTTGCGTAAGTACAACTGATGATCCATTGGTTGCAGTATAATCCTGTGAATCGACTAGTAAGATACCATTCAAGAAAACTTGTATATTACCGACATCATAAGATAATGTACCACCATGTGTTGCAGTTCCACTAAATGTTGTTTGTGGTGTTGCGGATACATATTTAAATTGTGAATGGCCGGTACCACTTCCTGCTGTAAATTTGGTAACACTAATAACATCGCCAGAATCCGTAGCCACGCCAAGGGTAATTGATGAGCCGCCAGTTGCTGTGTAATCCGCGGAGTCAACTAATAAAATACCATTTTGGAATACTATGATATTTCCAGCAGTATATGAGAGTGCTGTACCATTATCATCATTACCACTAATAGTTGTAGTCGGAGATGCTGTAGTATATGTAAAAGTGGTTTGTTGTGATTGGGTATTTACAATACTTAATACGGTCGCAGAGTCAACAGTGCTACTTCCTCCACCACCAGAATTTGATTGACGAGCTTGAACATACGCAGAATCAACAATGGCTAAAATACCAGATGAATCTTGGAATCTATCCCTTAGTTGAATATATGCAGAGTCAACAAGGTTAGTTACAACTGCAGAATCAAATACATTTACACGAGCATTAACATATGCACTGTCAATAATATTTGCAATTTCTGCGGAATCAAGAGTTAATTTATGCCATGTCGTAAGAGGAGCAGGATTAGTATACATATATTTGTTATCAAACGGAGGAGCATATCCACTCATAGATGGAGTAAAATCAATATATCCTAAATTAGGTGCACCGCCATACTGCGCTCCTGTATCAGATACTGCAGTAATCGTTCTTGCATCTTGTCCACCAGAAGCTCGTGCAACCAACTGACCAACAGCAAAATTTTGGGAAGGTAATTGACCGGCCGGAACAATATCAAACCATGCTCTTGTGACTGTTCCGTTATTTGTTTGTACACGAAAACCGGTATTTGCATATCCGGAACCTGTACCTATTATATTCGTAAGTACCCATACATCACCACGATAAGCACCACCAGCAATATATGCTATATCTCCAACTCTCACTTGACCAATTTCAGTTCCTAGTCCATTATGTTGACTGAGAGTGGTAAGTTCACTAGCAGATGACATTCTAAAAACGCGAGTAGATGTACCAGCATTTCTATCTGAATCTGCAGCGGTACCAATTAGTGTATTTACACCAGCTGAATCAACACCAGCATCTGTTCTAGTAGAAACATATGAACTATCAATAAGGTTAATAACACCGGCCGAATCAAGAGATAGATCAGTTATAACAATGTTCTTTGAACTTTGAACAAGTGCAGCTATGGCTCTGTTTCTAGAGCGGTAAGTTTTTTCTGATGAACTACCTTTACGTTCTGACATATTATTTCCCTATCGGTATTTATAATTAATCATGCTAACGTTCCAAAGAATGCTAGTCCAGGACCATGTGCGTTTGGTTCATTAGCTGATCCATTTGCGTCCTCTCTTGCTATGCCAATTGAGCCTGTTGCAAAATTATATGGACCAGTTGAAAAATTTCTAGAAGCGGATGATGCAACAAAAGGATTCGAACTACATGCAGTATAATCTACAGCAGCAAAACTAGTCGTAAAACTTAGAGTTGCTAAACCGCTTCCGGCATCAGTAATACCTGAGTGATTTAATGTATCTCCAACTGTATTTGTTGGATCTGCTAGGTTAAAACTACAAAATCCAACTGCAGCTCCTACACCACTACCGGTTCCGAGCGCAACATTTGTAGTATTTGTTGCCTCTGTTTTACCAAGTATGATTGCAAGATCTCTTGTTCTAGACATTATTCACCTACACTGTCTGCTGGTTCTGGTGTATTACCTGCTGCTATCCATTTTTGGTATTTGATATAATCAGTGTTTGCCGAATCAAATGGGAAACTATAGTTTTCACCAATCACTTCAGCACCACCGATAGCACCACCTCTTACCTTATAAAGTTTATATGTTCTATTATTTTCTTCTTCTATCATTTATAGCTCCGAATTAAAAGCTAACCAGGAAATACCGGCTGTACTGTTAACAAATTCTAATAGATATATGCTAGTTACCGTCATGCCACCGCCTGATCTAACATATCCTAAATCTAAATTATTACCGCCTGAATAACCATCATTATGCAACCCCGTTGGAGTGCCGGAACCGCCGGCACTAAATCTACCACCTAAACTAAAATGTGCCAAGTCAGAATACTGTATTCCTGGAGGAGTTCTCATTGCACTCTCTAAAAAGAATGGACAGTTACCGTTTGTTGCAGACCAATTACTACCCATTGCTAAACCAGCATAGTTTGCAAAGTTAGAATATCTCTGATAATATCTTTGGCAGCTTTGTCTTTCCTCACCAAATGTTCTATGTTGAAATGCTGTAGCTTGTGTTCCAACTTGTAATTGTAATCCTGTTATATACAAAGTTGCTGCATTTGTTGAACACACATTGATATGCCCAGGAACTGCATAATCATATGATGTATTCCAACCGCCATCAGTACTTGTACCACCATCAGAATGATCTGGTCCAAGTCCTGTATACCATTGTACCTTTAATCCAACTGCAGTGCTTCCCGCTCCATTCCACGTTCCTGTCGTTCTCGCAGGAATTGATATGGTTTTATATTCCCAAGTGTTTGCAGCATTAATTGTACAATTTGCTGTAAATATCTGTGTATCATCATGATTTAGAAGTACAAATGGTATTGAACCAGTTACACTACATTTAATATAAAATGAACAAATCAAAGGTTGAGCAGCTGCAGTACCAAATCCAACATGTGCTATATTCTTTGCTTCAACTCTTTGACCGATCATAGCATATTGTGTACCAGTAAATGTAGTTGCTGCCTTTGATGTCATTAATAATGAATATCCGAATCCACCTCCCGGTGTGTCTGTTGACTGTGATATTCTCATAGTGTCTGTTGGATTACCGGCAAAATTAAATCTATCAAGTGCATATAATTCTGAAGTTGTACTATCGATATAGGTTGTGCCTTGTGTCAATCGTTGTGCAACTTGCATCGCGCCATTAATAATCATATTCTGATTATCAGATTGTGTATGACCGCTACTCTTACGACCTATCATTTTAGCAATTTGTTGATTTCTGCTCATGCAAGGTCTCCCATAACATGCTGATTTACAACTGATGTATCACGAGGGGCGCCGGCAAGATTATAGCATTGTACCATTCCTGCAGAAGTAGTGATACCAGATACATCCGGATCTCCAGGATATGGAGATGCTCCAACACTGTTACCTGCATAATGTTCCGCTGCCGTTGCACACCATTTATTAGTAGCAAAATTATTTGTATAAGCTGTTGTGTTAGTACCAGCAGCAGTATCAGCAATAGATGATATATTAAAACTATCAAATATTGAATGAGTACCAATTTGATCAATACCAATCCATGCCTTACATGCATTTTGCTTAGTCAGTGTGACTGGACCACCTGATAAATTTTGTATGGTAGTAATATTTAATTGACTCATGCTATCACCAATGTTGCGCTATCGTTAAGTGTTACAGTAACGCCGCTATCTATAAAAATAGGTCCAGCGACTAAGCCATTCTTTGCTGAATCAAGAGTTACATCAGCAGATATTGTATGACTATGTTCTCTTATAATTCCATCAATACCTACAAGAGTTAATGTGCCAGCAGAATCTACACCACCGCCACCAGAACCTCCAGTCGATGAACTCCAATTACTTCTTATATCTGCTAAATTTGCCATATTAGTTCTCTATTAGTACCCAACCTTGAGTGGTGTTGTAATATACCAATCCAATACCCGCTCTGTTAATGTTAATAGTTAGATCGCTTCCGGAACCTTGAATATTATGTCCATTCCGTGCGACTGTAATATTATTTGTTGCTGCATTTCCTGTTACATCAATGATTCTAATTTCATCGCCTAAAGATGCAGATGATGGAAGTGTTATTGTTTTTGCCACTGAGGTATCAATAAAGAGTTTATCACCAGCCACTGCAGTTACAGATGAATCAGTAGGAGCAGACCATGCATTTGTTCTTAAAGTGTTACTGTTACTTACAAAGGATGTAATTTTTATTTCATCATTAGCAAGTGCACCAGTTAGAAGTCTAACTCCCATACCATTATTTGCTACATAATCGTCTGAATCATTTAACAATAAACCATTTAAGTGTACTTGAATATTACCTGGGCTATATGCAAGACTTTTACCTGTTAAATCATTACCACTGAAAAGTGTTTGTGCAGAATCCGCAGTGAACTTATACAATTCCATATTGTGGCCAGGATTACTAAATGCAGATATAACCAATTCATCATTAACCGTTGCTCCACTTGCAAGAATAATCGAAGTGCCATTTACTGCAGTATAATCTGTATTTCTTAACAGAATACCATTCAAATAAACTTGTATTGCATCTGCAGTATAAGCTAGTGTATTACCATTAATATCAGCACCACTAAATGTTGTCTGACTTGCAGTTGCAGTATATTCATAATTTTTTACAGTAGGAGATACAATTATTCCTTTACGATTAACCAAAGTAACAAGATCACCTGAATCTGTAGCACTTACAAGTGTTACAGTAGTACCAGCATTTGTAGAATAATCGTCTGAATCTTTGAGCAATATACCATTTAGGAACACGTCAAGAGTACCACTTGAATAATCAAGTGTAATACTATTATCATCTGCACCTGTTATGGAAGTAGTGGGTGACGCTGTGGTATAATAATAATTCTGTTGTGTTAATCCTCGTTGGGTAGCGACACGTCCACGCCTTTCAACAATCGAGACGCTGTGTCCGCTGTCGACTCCTGTTGTGAAGGTAACTGCGGTTGTAGAGGCATTGTAATCAGTACCGACCACTTGCAAGACGCCATTGAGGTAAACATCAAGATGTGTAGGATCAATTGAACTATGAGTAAATGCAGTTTGTGATGCTGTCGCTGTATACTGCGATCTTTGTGTAGTAAATTCTCCACGAGTAAAGTCCACCTTTGTGCCAATATAATCTGAATCAATTAATTGTGATACGAGAGCAGAATCTAGACCGCTACCTCCTCCACCCCCTCCACCTGAAATGGTAATTGTTTTTGTTGCACCAGAACCAGATGCAGTTACTCCTGATCCTACAAAATTAAGAGTTGTGGCAGCAGTGGATAATGAACTACCTTCATCTTGAATAGTGAGGCTTGATCCACCACCAGATTGCCTTAACTGAACATATGCACTGTCAATTAATTGCGTAGTAAGAGCAGAATCCAGACCAGCACTTGATAATTCACTTTGATTTGCCAGTCTTACCCAATTACCTGCATGCGCAAAGTAACCAGCGCCAGTATTATGAACATGTGCAAACATACCATGATAGGTAGTGGCACTTGGTAATGCTCCTACTGAATCATATACGTTACCGAAGAGAACTTTGTTCCCTTTCATATCAAGGTCGCCGTTGGTAATTAAAAGTTTGGCATGATCAGAATCAATTATGGCTGTTATGGCGGAATCTGTTCTTGCCTTATCAATTTCTTGCCAAAGTGGATTACCAGCAAAGAACAAGAAAACATCATTGCCTGAATAATAATCACCAATCTGACTAAATCCTATACCAGTGGCCTTTACACCACTCGGATGACTAATGTCTACAAAAGTATTGCCAGTTGTGTTAGCGCTTGCAGTTTTACCAAGAGCAACACCACCTGAATTATACCATGTAACTGTACCACCTCCAGGGAAACCATTATCAGCATAGTCCCCATTTTCATAATCAATTCTTTCCAATCGCCCAGCATTTGGATCACTATTTTCAATTATAATACCGCGAAGATCTTGTGGAGTAGTAAAGTCATAATCTGCACTTGCGTTTAATGCAGTAGGAGTCAAAGTTGCAGTAAAGGCAAACCATGCTGATGCAGTTGTACCAGAGGTAAATGAACCTCCGAGTGCATCTGTTCCACTTATATTTGTTCTTGTTGCAGATGATGAATTATTACCAGCCCAATCATATATTTTATTATAATGTACAGTACTACTAAGTGCATAACCAGGCATTGTAGTTGAAAGCGCAGAATTTGGTACAGATTTGTAAAGAATATCACTATCGGTTTTATACCAATATTCACCCAATTCTGAAATCGTTGGTTGAGTAGGCTGAATGTAATATTTCTTTTTTGCTTTTATTTTAATTATGTCAAAAATAAAGTCTGAATCAACATCTGCAGTAATAATAGAACTAACAGTTGCTGAATCAGTACCTGCAGCTGTTTGTCTTGCTTGTACATACGCACTATCCACAATAGCAAGAATACCGGATGAATCTTGGAATCTATCTCTCAGTTGGATATAAGCACTGTCAACAATAGCCTCTACTGTACCAGAACCTATTCTTGCATTAATATATGCACTATCAATCAGGTTAAGGACGTCTGCAGAATCTACACCAGTTGTATTACCACCAAATTTTAATACCGTAAGTTTATCACCACCTTCTGCAGATGCTGAATCAAGTAAAGTAATTGACGTACCATTTGTTGCGGTATAATCAACTGTATCAAGAAGAAGTATACCATTTAAATAAACAGCAATTGCACCTGCAGTGTATGATAGTGAATTACCGTTATCATCATTTCCAGAATAAGTTAGTGCACCCGAATCTAGAGTTTTAGTAAAGAACGTTTGTGTAAATGGTGTGGAACCAACTGTTGTTTCATTACCACCGAATTTAATTACCTCAAGTACATCTCCACTATCAGCAGCAACTTTTAAATCAACTTTTGATGTGTTATGCGTATAGTCTGCTTTTGGTAACAATAGACCATTTAGATAAACTTGGAATTTATCAGAATCAATTATTAATCCAGTAAAGGATGATTGGCTAGCAGTAGCAGTGAAACTAGTATTTGTCTGTGTAAGAGGCGATGCCGTTTCATTTAATTGTCTTAATTGAATATACGATGAATCAACCAACTGACTAACAAGTGCAGAGTCAAGTCCACCTCCTCCTCCACCACCAGTTGCATCTGTGGCCAAAATAAATTTTTGTGTGGCAGAATCAAATTTTAATATTTGGTTATGTGTTGCACCAATTGAATTAACATTACCAATGGCACCAATACTATCAATATTTGTTGCAGTTGTTTGTCTTGCTTGTACATATGCAGAATCAACCGTTGTATTGATAATTGCTGATACCGTTGCTGAATCCGTACCACCAGCAGCCTGTGATATTGTAATTGTTTTTGTGGTACCGGTACCACTTGCAGTAACTGCAGAACCTACAAAATTAAGTGTTGTGGCGCCAGTAGAAAGACCAGATCCTTCATCTTGTATTGTAAGTGAATAAGGTGTTGGAGTATTTGTAAAATTATTATAATCCAGGTAAAACGTGCCAGTCTGACCATCCAAATTATCTGCATCAATATTTAACGCATTAACAAAGGCTTGATCCACGTCTGCAGTAATAACTTGAGAAACACCAGCCGAATCAATAAATGTATTAATATCAAATATCCGGATAAGACCATGCATTTGTGCATGATACTGACACTGATAATACAGAAGATCCGGAGCATTCATTGGTACTTCAAAGAAAATATCTCCTACAGCAGCACCATTATTAGTAACTCCTGTTGAATATAAACTGCCACTACCAATTACATTATTTGTTTTAATATAAAATGGATGACCAGATGCATTAACACTAAACTTGTATTTTAATCCTCTTTGTAAATAAAGTGTAGGATTATTTGTAGCACCTGAGAACCCGTCACCATTAAATGCATATGCACCAGACCCGCTATTAACAACCGCAAAGGCGGCCGCGGCAGGTCTACGAATTTGAATATAATTTGAATCAACTGTGCTTGTTACAAGTGAGGAATCTTGGAAACGATCTCTTAACTGAATATATGCAGAGTCAACAAGAGCAATAACAAGATCGGATTCTAAACCTTCTGAATTGATAATATTAAGTACAGTTGCAGAATCAACAAAGTCGTTACCAAATGTTGGTATTGTAGGTGTACTGGTAAAATTATTATAATTTAAATAATATGCAGCATTTTGACCATCAAGTGTGGCAGCATCAACATTTAATGCATCAACAAAAGCCTTATCAACATCTGCCGTGATCTGAGTTGATACATCTGTAAGATCCAAAATGGTTGGAGCATTTAATACATTATTCCAATCACGATAATAGTTACCATGTTGACCATCCAATTTATCAGCATCAATACCACCGACCGTTTTAATATATGCCGAATCTATAATTGCAAGAACACCAGCAGAATCAACTGTTCCTGTACTAGATTGTCTTGCCTGAATATATGCAGAATCAATTGTTGCAGTAATATCACTTGTTAGTGCTATTGTACCACTTGAATCTGGTAAACTAACAGTGTTATCCTTTGTAGGATTAACCGCTTGAATTTTTGTTTCATTACTGTTTGTTGAATCACCTTCGAAGGCAATACTGGTAATACTGTTAATATTTTGATCAAGTTCCAGAGTAACATTATTTGCAGCAATACCTGCATTAATTTGGCCAGTTGTTCCTAAAAATGTTAATGTTTCCGTTGAAGGATCAAGTGTATGAGTACCAGTATTACCTGCTAAACCAATGGTTGTACCTGACTGTCTTGCCTGTACATATGCACTGTCGATCAGTTGAGTTGTGAGAGCTGAATCTAAGAAATTATTTTGACGTGCTTGTATATAGGCACTGTCAATAAGATTAACTGCATCTGCAGAATTAAGGAATGGAGCCTCGGCAACACGAGCAAGAACGTATGCAGAATCTACTTTATCTTCAATCGTGTTATTAATTGTAATTGATACTGTATTGCCTGAATCATTAAGTGAAGCGGCAATATCTGAATCTGCTCTTGCTTTTGTATAATATAAATTAGAACCTTCAGTAAGGTCACTTGTTGACTTTGCAGCAAAATCTGTATTAAAACCAGTATAATGATCTGCACGTAAATTGACATATGCAGAATCAATTAAAGTTGCCAAATATGATTCTGGTATACGAGCTTGAATATATGCAGAATCAATAAGGCCCGTAACCTCACCAGAATCCAATTGTGCAAGTGCAATAACCTCAACAGCATTTGCAATTGCTTCTACTCTTGCAGAATCAACAAATGCCTTGATTTGATTACTACTATTTTTATAATAAATTTTGCCGTCAGCAAAGTTAACGGCAAGTTCACCGTAATCTAAATCACTAGTTGTTGGTACTTTACCTGCAACGGAAGACCGTTTAAGTAGAACTTTTGGTGTTACTGCCATTTTAATTCCTAAAAAGGATAAGTATTGCTATTTATATTAATATGTTCCACAATCAATTGTTCTTATTTCAACATTACCAGCAGTCACTAAAAAGTCAACTGAATCAAAACTTGCTGCACCAATATTTGTTGATGTTGCCAATTCTGTACTAAGTGTAAGAACACCAGATGAATCATTATAAGATGCATCCAAACCTTCGGCCATTGCCAAAAGTGCTGCAACTCTATCATCGACCCTTTCATTTGTATAATATAAATTTGTAGAACCTTCAGGTAATCTATCTGTTGTTGTATTATTAAGGTCAGAATCAAACCCAAGGTACGTACCAGAAAATGATGTCGTACTGATTGTACCGGTAACATCGATGTTATCTGCAATAATTTTTTTGTTAAAATTCCATGTATCTGTAGCTGATTTGTAAAAGATAAATGCATTAGCACCATCTACTGAGATACCTGCTGAATCTGCAGCGGCCGCATTAATTGCGCCAGATGCAAGTGTAAGATTTTTATCGTCAACGTCTACAGTCGTAGAATTAATTGTAGTTGTTGTACCATCAACCTGTAGGTTACCTGCAATAATAACAGTACCTGTTGCTCCAGGCGCATGAGGATCGAGTGTAAGGTTACCGCTTGTTGTGGCAATAGTATTGCCGTTTATATCTACGTTATCAACTGTAAGTCTGGATAATCCTAAAACATCAGAATCAAGATGTATTTTTACTTGTGCACCACTAACCGTTTCTTTACGAACCGTATTAAGATTAAATCCACCGTTTACTGTAACCGTTTCTCCAAAACCTAATACACCGTCACCAGTATTTACATCGCCACCAATTTCAATTAACGATTTTGTATCTACATAATTTTTAGTTGCAGCATCTTGTGCATCAACTGGATCAACAACATTTTTTATAAGTGAAGTTGATACATTAACAACTCCAGCACCATTAGGATCAAGTACAATTGATCCATCAACATCGGTAGACGTAATAGTGTTGCCGTCAATATTAATATTATCAACGTCAAGTTTATTAATTTTACCGTTTGAACCTGTAATAATTGCACTTGACGGCACGACTTGGCCACGTGGGTGATCCATCATGTCGGTGTAATATTGACCACCTATTGTATGAAAAACACCAGAATCTGCAGTACCAATGTAAAGCCGTCCCGCATCATCAGAATCACCTGCAACAAATGAATATGCCAATTCACCAGTATGAAGACTTGGCGGTTTACGAGTAACATCACTCGTTTTTATTGCAATAAAAAATCTACGATTATAAGGACGAATTGACACTAAAACGTTCCTCCGGATATTAGATTTCTATTTTTCCAGAGGCCACTTGAGGCTTCATATTGTAGGATGTGATCGTCTTCCAAATCTCTAATTTGCACATCCAATAAATCATCAAGTCGTTGCGCTTCGGCACCAACAACTCTACGAATGGGTGTACCAATTGTGATTTTTCTTACGAGCGTTTGTGTGTTTTCAGACATTTATGCATCCGTGACATTAGGGTTAACACGTATCTTTCCTTCAAGAACTCTTTCAATGATTGTATTTGCTGAATCATCAACAAAAGAGATCTCCACATCATACACATAATTACCAACCTTAAGAGCTGATGTTTGTGCATTGGTCAAAGAGAGTGTTAGTATACCTTGTGTCGCGTTTGCAATTGCTGCAGAAAATGAATGGGTATCTGCTGAATCGCTATTATAATTGCGCTTCATTTGTGCAGCAGCACTAAAATTGGTTAAATTTTTAGGATTGCCATTGACATCAACTAATTCTAGTTGAATTGCTATATCCGATCCTTGGTCGATCGCAAATCGTTCGTATTCTGCCATTATCCCACTCGATACTAAGTAACTCGTACATGATTAGTCAAGGTTATTTATAAAAATTTATATTCCAAAAATCATAAATCGGTTATATTTTTCTAATTCAAGTGTATGTTTCTCCAAAATTTTTATGTTAATACTTTTTGCAAATTCATCACAATCTTGTTTACAATTAATGTGATCTGCAATATTATAATAATTATTGCTTTGTAAAACAACTAAGGCAGAATCCTTTTTTCTTTGAATAAAACAGTTAATAACATCATCGGTAATGTGTTCACAGGATGTACAAATAATAACATCATAATCCCATGGATCAAAGTCTTCAATTTTACTGGTACGATATTTTACATTTTGAAATAATTTTACTTTTTTACAATTATCGTCCATGTCAAATGACACAACATTACGATCGAGCATATGTGCAGTAAGACCATGCCATCCGGCCGCTACAACAATTTTAGGATCGGATAACATGTCCAAATAAGGTTCTAAATTTTCACACAGCCATTCTTTATTTTTTATTTGGTTAGAATTAACCGAATTTGCAATATCTTTTATCAGATATATATCATTACACGACTGAATTTTATCTATAGCATTTTGTAAGATCATGACAAGAATTATTTATAGCCTTTATATTGACATACCTGATAATGAATTAGATTGGCAACCACCTTTTTATGGTGAAGATGAACCTAAAAATTCCAAGGCTAAAAGATTATTTAAGGATTACGAAAATTGGATTAAACAAAGACATATTGAATATGCAAAAGCATGTAACATAGAATATAGATTATATGAATATGATTCAGATTATATAAAATATAAAAAAATGTTTAATGAAAAATATCCTATGATCACCTCATATAACATAGTTAATTTTTATAAAATACATTTATTATATAAATTGGCAAAACAATATGATGAAATACTTTATATAGATTTTGATGTTATTCCAGTATCAAATAAAAACTTTTTTGATTATTGGGATTTATCAAATGGTGTTGCAATACTTACAAACAGAAAGCACATCGATACATCTTATTCCGGAATATTAAGTGATAAGGCACGACTATTAAAAAACCCAATATCAAATAGATCACCGACTGCAAAATATTGGAATGCCAGAGCAATGCTCGTGGAGGCAAATGCATCTGGCATTAATGATGTTTATAATACAGGTATCGTAGGTATTACCGCAAAACAATTAAAGCAATTGGATTATTGGGGAAATTTTAATTCAACACTTGCACTTATGACTGAATTAAAAAACGATGAATTTAGTATGTATCCAGAACACATTCAACGTATATTTGGTTGGGACAATGAAACAATATGGTCATATAAAATGTCAATTAATAAAGTTGAAAAACAATGGTTAAATGAAAAGTGGCATCATTTTATGGACAAATGGAATTATGTGCCAAAAGGAACAAATTTGGTACATGTAATTAATAAGGAATTTGGATACGTAAGGGAATGGTGTGAAAAGAATAATTTATAGCATTTATACATCAACGGTAGATCCACATAAATCATCTACCGATTATAAAAAAATGCAATTTGAAAAATACAAATATAAACTGGAAAAGTCTCAAAGAGATTATGCCAGTTTATGTAATGCTGATTACGATTTGGAAATAACAACTGAAACAAATTATGATATTATACAATTTAATAAAATTAAAAAACTTGAACATTTTGCACAATATTATGATGAAGTATTATATTTAGATTTTGATGTCGTGCCTGTTACAAAGATAAACATATTTGAACACTTTGATTTTAATACAATATGTGCATTTGCCATAGATAGAACTCCACCAAAAAAACATTTTCAATGGGCTCTTGAAAATGATGCATTTGATGATATGAATATGTATTGTAAAACATGTGCAAAAAATGCAATGCTTTTATTGGATGATATTATGGGAAACCCTTTGGTAATTAACACTGGGGTTATAGGTGGCAATAAAAATGCAATTAATTTATTAAATTTTACAAGTCGGTTTAAAATGATGGTAAATAAATTGTATGAGGCAAAAGATGACAATCTTTATCCAAATGAAATAAATAAGGTATGGAAACCAAATAACGAAATATTCGTATCTTATCTTATAGAAAAATTTAATATTCCATTTACAAATATTCAATTACAATGGAATTTTTTAATTGATAAAATATCACCTGTTCCATCACCCGGTGCACATATGTGGCATCATGTTAACAAAGAATTTGAGTTAAGTTTTAATGTACACATGGAAAAATAAAGACCTAAAATTAATTTTGGATATTAGCACATATTGTAATGCCAAATGCCCTCAATGTTCACGTACAGACTCCAAGTCAGGTGGACTAAAAAGAGAGGATTTTGTACCACTGGTACATTGGTCATTACCTGAAATACAATTGGCATATCCTAAAGAACAATTAAAAGATGTTTTCTATATACAGTTGTGTCCCACATGGGGTGATGCAATGATGAATCCAGAAATTTATGAAATTACAAAATATTTTTTGGAAAATATGAAATCAGGATCTGGATTTGAAATTGTTACAAATGGGTCTATGAGAGATGAGGATTTTTGGTTTGATTTTTCAGCTTTAGGAATTATTGCAAAAGCAAAAAACATGCGTTTTACGGTTATGTTTGATGTGGATGGAATTACTCAAGAAATGCATTCACATTATAGAAGAAACACAAATTTACAAAAAGTGCTTAATAATATGAAGGCATTTTCATCTTATCCTGTTAATATAACACGCACACAATCAGTAATATTTAAACATAATCAGGATTATACAGCAGAAATAAAAAAATTGGCACATGAATATGGTAGTCAAGATCATTCATTTGTAAAAAGTTCTCGTTTTGAACTTGATGATAATGGTAATTACATGCCATGGGAATTTAAAAATGAAAATAATGAAACAGAATATTATGAGTGGGCTGATAAACCTTTTAAGGAACCATATATGTCACTTATACAAGATATGAATATCATACAAGAAAAAGTTGCATGTAAATGGTCAATTAACAATACATTAAATATTAATTTTGATGGACAAGTATGGCCATGTTGTTATTTTGGTTCTGCTGATTATTCTGCACCCAGTACAAAGAGTAAATTTAATAGTCATGAAATAATTCAAGAATACAATCTTAAAAAGTTACACTATAATGTTAAATTTACTCCGCTTAGGGATATAGTTAAATCATATTGGTATACAACCAGTCTACCGACAACAATTGATAGTGAACCAATTCCGCAATGTTTAAGGCAATGTAGTACTCAAGTAAGACCTGCAGATAAATTGGAAATAAGATCTAAAAAAGGAGTGGGAAATGATACAGTTGCGTAAAGGAGAACTATATCCTTCAATACAAATAAAAGATGCAATTCCTAGATCTCTTATTGACAGTGTTGTAGAGGCAGCAAAGGAATTTGAAAATGAATTTATTCAATATTTTCTTGATAAAAGTCTAGACGATTACAGGGTATATGAAATAGCTTTTTGGTTTACAGAAGATGATTTTCATATTAATTCAGCAATATACTATACGCACACTGGAAAAACATGGAAACATCGTAAGGACGATGATTTAGAATTTGCAGTATTGGCTAAAGAATATGAAGAAAATTTTTCTGCGCTAAAGGAAGTCCGTTTACATCTATTGGATGTACTTAAAAAAAATAACAGACCTGGTAATGTAACTCAACTTACCTATTTTAATTTTGATACAGGATTTCCAGCACATACAGATTCACTGGATGTAAAAAATAAATATGCACCAAGGCCTGAAACATGGGATATTCCAAAGGAGCAATATTGGCCAAATCCTAATTATGATAATGTGCAGCAAGGTTTAATTAATCTTAATGCCCCTGCTACAAATGGTACTGTAATGTTTGACCAATGGTATCCATGGTCAGTATATTATGAATACGATATAAAACTTGAAGATGCAGACACCGCTAAATTTTCATCATTATACAAAGGTAAAAAATATATTTACTTTTTTAAAGATGAAGAGCCTTACAGATTTGGAGAGAAAATTAGAAATTTTACTGGTAATGAATTTCCAGAACAAGATTATAAAGATATACTACAATATTGTGACGGCGAAGAAATACGCAGAAATCAAGTTGACGGTTTATCACTTGAAAAAATGTTATTCTTTGATACACCCGGTACAGTAACATCTTGGGATACACGTAGATTCCATATGCCAATTCCATTTAAAAGAAAAATGAACGATAATAGAATGACATTACAATATTTTGCAGAGGAATTATGCGAGTAATATGTGTTAATACTGGAGACAAATATGATCACTGGTATGTTGAAAATTTAAAATATATGATAGATGAATACTCTGGTTTAAAGTATGATTCATTTGAAATTATTGATTGGGAAATATATGGAGGTGTTTATGATAAATTACAAATGTTTAGTAGATTTAAAGATGGCCAGAATATTTACTTTGATTTAGATGTTTTAATAAAAGGTGATTGCAATAAATTTCTAAAAAAGGAATTTACCGTATGTTATGCCTGGTGGAGAGATGCATGGCACACACCCTTAAATTCATCTATTATATCTTGGTATGGAGATGTATCACACATACATGATTATTTTGTAGAACAATTGGATTATCATCTTTTAAAATATCATTTAGGTATTGATCAATATCTATATGAAATTTATAACCCTAAAACATATAGAATCTGGCTAGATCCTCATACAACTCGTTATGATTACTGTTCTTTTCAAACAGTAACAGACGAACAAGATTATGACGTTTATTTATTTAATCAGAGGTATGAATGTATGAAAACTACGCAGTGGTGCCAACGGTACTTTCTACAATCTTAATTGAGATTTTTAATGCCTCTAAAATTGTAGTTGATTTTCTTAAACTTGCCTTTAAATTTTTATCTTTACATTCTCTAATTTGTGGGACTTCAAATAATTGGATTTTTAAAATAAAAAGTTTTTCCTTATCCTTTTCTGGATCAAAAGGTTCAAAAAAAGCCTTGGCAAGTGCTTTATAAATGTCAGTATTTACTGCATCAATATCATATATTAAGCCACGTTCCTTAGCAACTTCTATAACTTGATTTTTAAATCCAGCATCTAATTGTTTTAAATATTGCCAAGTATTTTCGTGTAATTGATCAATTGATATGTCTTTTAATAGTGCTTCCCACTTAGGATTACCTTCTTCAGCAACAATGTGTTCAATCCATTCTGATTCTTGGTCTGGAGTTTCACGAACAATTCCTACAACAGTTCTTTCATTGTTTGTAAAATATGCTGTGATAAAATCTTTTTCCATAATCATTACTCCGTTATATAAATTGGTTTTCCGTATATGCCTTCAAGCCATATGTGTTTCCTGTTACATATGTTCCATTTGGAAAATCTTGTGTTCTATAATCATCACCAGTATATTGTGTATTTACTGTTGTTTGTCCTGATGATATTTCATTAATAATTGAAGAACCTACTGTAACTGGTGTTCCAAATGATTGTGTAACACCAACTTCTTCTATATACCAAACCAGTTTACCTGAACTACCACCTAATGAATTTGTATAACCATTTGCTGCAATGGATTGTGCAGCTTGTTCAAAATATTGTTGCATACCAGCCAAACCCCATTCTTGTAGTGAACCATCGGTATTTGCATATACCAAATTTTTAGGTGTATCTACTGTGGTTGGTGTATTCATTTCATATAAATTCCATTGATTAGCAGTATTAATTGCAACTGGTCTGTCCAAAGTAGTATCACCTGCAGTACCGGCGCCTCCCGGACCACTATAACCACTTACACCTACACTTACAGTATCTTCAAATACTCTACCAAGATCAGTAAATCCAGCAGCGTCATCATGGTTGGTAGTAGGAATTTGATCTTGTCTGAATATAGCATATCCACCAATTCTTCCTACAGTCATTGCAGGGCCAGTATCATTTGTGTTTACAAAATGTGCAGATGATCCACCGACCTCTCTAATTGCTTCTGCAATTAATTCCCAAACCTCTATTTGTGAATATTCCCTAATTTTATATACACCGCCAGAATATTCAACTCTTATTGGAAAACTCCTACCAGGACAAAAATCAAAAATGGACGGTAAGGCAATAGAGGTATCATATGTAAGATCTATTTTTTGCCATGTTGTAGTAACCGTAGTTGTATTTGGAGCACCTGGAAATGAACTTACATTAGTTGCGTCTGCCCCGGCCACCAAACGTGTATCATACATTGGAGTTAAATTACCTGTATTTCCTGAATTGTATGAAAGTGTTACAGTTTTATTTCTTGCCCAAAGGTAACGAATCCATTTTTTAAATGCTCTAAATTCTGCTGTAGTCATTTCCCTTAAGCCGTGTGCACCACCTTTGGTATTTAATCCATAAAAATCAAAATTTGTAAGGGTAGCGCCAGTGTCTTTAAGAAAAACATCTCTGTGATCAACAACAAGAGGCCTATGAGCAGAGTAGGGAGTTGTGCGTGTCATTAAGGAACTCGTATATCACTATCTGTTGACAGAACATATCCACCCAACAGTACGGTACCTACAGAATCCTTAATACTGAAAGGAAATACATGAGAAAATTCTTGTCCACCAAAACCTAATTTATTATTTAATGTTAAATTTTGCACAGTTGCATTAGTAAAAATTGCACTATCTGTTGCAGTTAAATTACCAAATTTTGCACTATCAAAATCTATGAAATTACCGGAAAGGTATTTAATACGTGCACTGTCATATTCTATTGTTTTACCAGTCAGAAAAGCAATTTCTGCACTTTCAATATGTGCAGTAGTATAATCTAATTGGTGACCCCTTAAAATATGAGTAAATGCAGAATCAATATCTGCACTTTCTGCATAAAGAAAGTTTGCCCTAATTCTATTAATTACTGCACTATCAGCAATAAGTGTACTGACATTTAAAATACCACCTGAATCAAATATTGCTCTAGCCGCACTATCAATTTTTCTATGAAGAAAATTTAAGGCAGAAACAAAGTTTGAATCAGCCTTACCATATCTGTTTGATTCAAATGCAGAATCAAGTAGATCCAAATCACCAAAATTATCTGATAGTTGATTGTTCTTGGCAATCCATGTGCCGATAGAATTAGATGTTTGTATTTGTATTCTACGTGTCATATCCTAATCTCTCGTACTATTTATACCAACCTATTATCACTATCATATTGACTTATTAAAAATCCACCAAGTATAATATCATCGTTTGAATCTGAAATACTAAAAGGACTCACAAAGGAAAATCCTGAATCAAGTCTATCGTGAAAAGTTGTTCTGACTGCTGAATCAATATTAATATTTGGTGCAGAAGGAAATCCTGGTCTAAAATCTTTTATGGAATCATAACTGGAATCAACATCAATAAATAATGTACTAATACCAAATGCTGAATCAGTAGAATCAAATGTTATATTAGGTAAATTAATTGAGTCAACTGTTATTTTTCTAAATAAACCACTATCATAATCCAATGTAAGTGCATATGAACTATCCAGTGAATCTGGAGCAATTACATTAATTGTACTAATACCAGATTTTCCAGGGCCTGCTGAATCTCCATTAATTACTAATGTTGCAGAATCAAATGTATATCCATTTGGAAATCCAGGTTTACGTGGACGTGGAAATGGAAATACTCCTCTAGGTCCATGTAATGTTCCGATATATGCACTATCTCGTACCGTAAATCCAAAATTAAATAACGGTACAAAATTGCCTATGCTATCCGTACTATCATTAAAGAAGGTTCTGAAACCGCTATCGGTTGTAAACCATTTACCAATGTCCATGTGTGGCCCAGAAAATCTGGTAATATAACCGCTATCAATTGTAATACCAGTATTGAATATAGGACCACCTTGAAATGATGGTGCATAAAAATCACTATCAAGACTATCTCTTAATACAGTTGCTGATTGGCTATCTAAATCAGAATCAATTGGAATAAATAATTTGGCTACTTTTAAACTTTTAATTACTGCACTATCAGCAACTAAAACCTTATTCATTTTTATAGCGCCAATATTTGTAATTCCTCTGGCACCAGCACTATCATTACTATCCAGTGGTATAAAACCATTAACTGCTAAGTCAATTGCATCCGCTTCTTGAAATAACCACTCAAGTGCAGCAACTGCTGATTGATCCGCAAGCCCACCATTTTCAATATATTCGTTTTCTTTGAAACCGCCGATAAACGATTTTTGTGGATTTAAATAACCAGAACCATGCAAGTCATCTAAATCGCCAAGATAACTAGTTGACATGGTATTGATTTTATTAATCGTGGCAACTAGCGTATTACTTGTATTGAATATTACCTTACGCGCCATTGAGTTTTTCCACGATTTGAGAAAGCATAGATTTTATATCATTAACATCTCTTTTGAGATCATCAATTTCTTTATTTTGGTTTCTTCTAGCTTTTTTAATTAACTTTGCTTGTTTTACTTTTTCAGAGTCAGTATTTAAAATGGCATGTGTTTTATTATCCTTTACTAAACCACTACCAACCTTTGAATATCTTTCCATAATTAAACGCTCAATGCAATAACTCTTAAATCCTTAAATACTGGTATCTTTACACGATCAGTGGATCTCATTACAATTTTTACCTGGAATTGTGTAAATTCCTTAAGGTCGCCACCTAAACCTCCAGCCAAATATTCGTATTCTCTAAATGTCGAATAATCTTCATCTGTTGGATTATTACTACTGGTAGGTATGAGTACATAATCCACATCTCTAAGATCAATACCCTCTTCAGCAGTTCTAATATATACGTCAAAATTTGCCCCGGCCGGTCTATTTGCAGAGAATAAAATTTTCAAACCTACTGCAGGTTCAACCAATTCTATTAATCTTGTAATGTGTTTTGCTGCAGCTGAACCTCCACGGGCATTTGTTTCATTTACAAAATTTATTGGAACATTAAATCCTACAGTTGCAGCGGAATCCTGATTATCAATTAATACGTCAACCAATGTAACGGATGATCTTTGTAAATCAAGCATTGGTGAAACTTTACTGTCGTCTGTATTAATTAAAAATTTTTGTTCAAATGATTTAACACCTGCACCAAGTTCGGAAGTTTCAATTGCATCATTCATTACAACAAAAGGTTTTCTTTCCACAATAGTTTCGTGAATTCCAGCCTCTAAGTAATTTGGTTCTTGTACATATGGTGTTTCAGTTCCAGCAAATGATTTACCTCTGACTGGTTTATACGATGGATAGCATGCAGTATTATCTGGTTTTAATATTTGACTATTGTTATAATACACACCAAATGGAATATTTTTGGTAACTAAACATCCATTTCCACCACCAATTGCATCACTATCTGCAGACGAATCTGCAGTAATATTATACCCAGACCAATCAACTGCAGATATTGTTTTTGCAGCACCCATAATACTTGTTGTTTTAATACCACCAATTGTTTGTGCTGAATCTAATCCTCTTATTGTAACTGGATCATTTACAACAAATCCATGTCCAGTATCATATATTCTTACTGTATCACTTCCTGAGGTTGTTTGTATTGGATTTGATTTTAATAATTTTTGTGGTAAGGATCCATTTTTAAGAACAATTTCACCATTGACAAGGCTATCAAATTCTGCCCTGTATATTTTAAATGTTAAATCTTGATCCTGTGATGCCGTAAACGTACCACCATTGGCTGAATAGAAAAGTGATCCAAGAGCCGGATTACGTGCAACACGACCAGCGGTTGTACCTATTTCAAACTCATCGATTTGTGCAATATATATTTCATACTCGTCACTATTAGTAATAACCACTATTGCATAATCGTGTGATCCTATAAGATATAACGGTTCTTCAAATTCAAAACTAGTTGCTGCAGTGGCATCTGCAGATATATTAACATTAGAACCATTTACGTAAACCGTTGATTGTGGTATAATTTCTGAAGTAGAAGGAAATCCATTTACCATTGGTCTAATTTGAAGACAAACTGGAGAGGTTGTTACCCGCGATTTAAAAAACAAATCAACCTTCGTAAGATAAATACCATTGGTATCCTCTACAAAAAAAGATTGTGCAATTGGATTTCTGTTTATTTGATATCCTAGCGAAGTTGCCATATCATTCCTCTACCTTTGGTCTTTTTCCCACTGTTCATCATCCTGTACAAATTCAAAATCAGTGTATGAATTATTAACATCTTTCACAAAAGTTCTTACACTATTTTCGGTTAATTTAAAACCGTGCAATCTTGTATATCTTTTCATCAATGAATCATCAGATGTATTAGTAAAAATTAATTTATAACCTTTATTATCAACTAGTTTTATTAACTCATCAATACATAACTGTATTGCCTTATGTGAATCTTTCAATGATGCATTCTTGTCCTTAACAAGCCAGTCCATCATACAAAATTTACAGCCTTTTCCAAAATATACACCGACTGCACAAATTGGTTTATTATCATTTTCTACAATAATACCATCAGGTGGTAACAGTTCCTGTGGTACTACTCCAAACTCCCATTCGTTCCACCATTTTTTTAGTGTGTCATAATCACTGTCTAATTTCCATTTGCGCACTTTCACTATTTAATACCCTTTCGCATATTGCATCATCTTCCTCAATGGTATCTTGCCATTCATCAAAGTATTTATCACCTTTTTCCAATAATAATTCTTGCGCACTAATTTCAAAATAATCAGTAAATAATATTCCTTCAATCAGAAGTCTACGTTCCTCTGTTCCAAAGTTATAAACCACAACAGTTTCATCACTAATTGGTACACCATGTTTTGTATCTTTAACGCGCGTCCAATGGCCATCCTCGTAAACCATATGGCTTCCAGATACCTTAACACCTTTATAATCGTGTAAATCATTACTAAGGAATTGGCCACATGCAAATACCATACCACCAACCGCTACTCGATCTCCAAGTTGTACAGTTTCAACTGCCTTAAATGTTCCATCTTCCATTTCAACCATTGTGCCTGCTAAGAAACATGTACCACCACCACTACGACCTTTCATTGCCTCTTGTGCGTGATAATTACCTTGTGCAATTGCAGCACCTTTAGCTCCTGTTGATCCAGTTCCTTGATAATATGTTTCACCTTTGTGCGAGTGTTCCTTACCGCCACCACCATAATTGTTGTTAGGTGGATAATAACGATTTTTGCTGGATCTTTGATGTTCAACATTTAAAACACGAGTTGATTTTATTGTTTGATCAACCGTGTCCAAATAACCAGTCGCTGCATAGAGAGCAGTAGCAATTGTTCCACTTGTCTTTTTATTACCGCCACTTACATCCAAAATCATAAATTCTTGGATTCCTGTACGGAATCTAATTGCATTTGTATTTGGTATAAAGAATGAACCTTCGACTGCACCATTTGCATCAGTAATTAAATCAGTTGAACCTTCAGGATGAGCGACTGCATTACTCTGTGTATTACCATAATCTTTATGATCATCAGACATATTCTGGAATGTTTCTTCTCTTACAAATGCATCAACTCTCACTCCATCAAAATATGCAAATACCTTTGAATCAGGTCTTAAACCTTCAGCCTTAAAATATACTTTCCTTGATCTCATAAATGGTATTAATGCAATATCAATTACCCTTTGATCGATCACTTCAAGTAATGTTTCTTCCGAAACAACTTTATTTACATTTGAATGTATTTTAGTTGAAGTGGTTTCTGTTTTAGTGTTTGTTGTATCACCTACCTTAAGATCCTCAATATTTTTTCCACCCCAATTCCACTGCCAGTTATTCCACAAATATGCCTGGGTTGTATCAAGTTTTGTACCACCGTCAACCATTTTCTTTGCACGAACATTTATTTCTCGCCATTCATCAGATGATGGTGAAAGTTTAATATCGCCTATGTAGATAACAGCTTCAAATGGATTAATTCTTATTGATCTAGATGCTTGTGCCTGTGAAATGTATTCAACTTGACTGTGTTTTAAATAAACATTATCACCTTTCTTAATTACATTTGATGATGCATCTGAATCGTAAATAAGTCTTACATTATCCTCGTTAAATGTTGGAACCATAAAATTCATTTGTGGATCAATTGATGCTCTATATTCAGGATTTTTTGTATCACTGAAAAGTTGAGTTGAAAAATTATCCACGAAGAATCCTGACTTGGTTCTATCTAAACCTGAGGAATCAAAAATTTGGAAATTCTTGGTATCAATTTCCAAAAGGCTAAGTGCAATCATTTCCTCATTACGATCAACTCTATCCTCAAGTCTTGCAATGTCTTTCATTGTGTATCTACGATGATCAATTTTTTGTATTAACAAATCAGAATCATTAAGAGTATTAGCACCAAAGAAAATATCATATAAAGGTAAATTATTTGGAGGAGTAGATGGAGGTGACGGTGAGAATGAAGCATCGCCTTTACGAAGCACTAAAACACCATCTGGATTAATTGTTAATATTGCCCTTTCCGGCAAGTAATATGAAATATCTGCTTGTACAGTATCATTAACCTCAGGTAATTCATTAATTCTAGCACCTTTTGCAGCATTATCAAATTCACCATCAGAGTCCATAACTGATCTGAAATCAATTACATTTCTTAAATTGTGTTCTTGACCATTTGAAAGAAATACATTTTGAATTTTATCATAATCAACTTGACCTGTATAAGAATTAATTGCAAAGAAATCACCATTTGCACCATGTGCAAAATATTCATATCTTACAAAAGCCGTGGTTGGTGCTGAATTACCAGGTATAAGTTTAAGTGAACCAAGAGCATAGAAATTATCCCTTTGGCCATTATCCAGTTCGTATCTTCCAGAAATATCAAGACCGTCTGAATCACCAATCGTTACTCTTTTTATATTAAAAATATCTGCCTTACCAAGTGGAATATTTCCATTACCATCTGGCGCCACTGTAATTGTTGTTTCAGTTTTGGTTTTACTTCTTACAAGACCAATTGATTTATTAACAAAAGCAAGAATTTCATATGTTGTTGTGGCATTTAAACCTGTAATATTAGCAGCAACTTGGCCTACAGGACTTGATGCAAATGTAAGTGCAGTGTTTAATATGTCATCACCAGCCGGTGCAACTATCCAATCCGCAGTATTTGCAAATGTCTCACCACTTGCTGTAAGTGAAAGGGATGCGGCTCCTGCACCATCAGTTGTTACTTGAAATCTTCTTTGTGTTGTAAGACTAATATCATCTAGGGCTTGAGGTCTACTTTTAGGTAATTGAAAAATTAAATTATTTTTTGTAACTTCTTTTAGTTCTGCTTTACTGAGTGGTCTATAAAGATTAAAATAATCACTAGTTGAAAGGCCAATACTTTGTACATTTCTAAAGTTTTGTCCAGAATTCATTTGAATATCGAAAAGATAAAACCGAAGGAAATTACCAGTATCTCTTACAATCTGCCGAACGCGTGCAGTACCAATACTATTACCAGTCCAGCCAGTAGCGTCTTTTAAGGTTAATTTATCAAAATTATTAATATCAGGCATACCAGCAGTATTATTGGATGTACCGTTATCAACCAATACATAATTACCAAAACCTATAGCCGTAACTTGATTTTCAATTTCTTTTGTTGTATTAGGTTTTTCAATTCTTTGTTTAAATGGCGCATATAAATTTGCTCTATAACCATCAACAACTGCAGTACCAGGACTTACATTCATAATTAAATTATCTTGATCAGAGTCCTCTTCAAAGGAAAGTTTAAATGGTTTGATAATATAATCACCAGAATTTTCCTTAATACGAGTTGCAATAACATCCCTTATAACATTATATGAATTATCTTCATCTACCGTTCTAAATACCACACCATCTTTAATTGATGCAATAGGTATAAAATTATCACTTGTTCCAAGTGAAGATTGTTTTGTAAGTACCAGTTTAATTCTTAATCTATCAGCACCCGGAGAGGATATGTTTGGTACTGCACCTTGATTATCATAAAGATCATTATCATCATCAACGTTGACAACATCCTCTACAATTTTATATCCTACAGTTTCATTTGCAGTATCTGTATATTTTGAAACAATAAAATTCTGTGCTTCGGTAAACACAAAAAATCCTTTTGCATAGTAAACACCCTTATCAATTGAGTATCTGGTTCCTCTACCGACTGCAGGATTTGTTGTTGTATTTGTTTGTTGGACCCTAAGTGTTACAGATCCATTTGTAATTGATTCACCTGGAGTAAATCTTGGTGTGGTTAATCCAGTTTGTGCTGCTGGACCGTTTGTGTATGCAATATAAATCGTTGCAGGATCACTATTTTCTGCTTGTACAACTTCGATAATTCTGGCAGTAATTCCGGATTGATTGCCAGTAAATGTGGTTCCTAAAATTGTACTGGTATTAGATGGTAATGCAAATGTTGATGTAATAAGTTTTGCAAATTCGTATGAATTATTTAATACAGCAGCACCTGGTTTTACAACTCCACCTTCCTTAAAAATATTATTACCAAATCTTTTAATTTGTTGTTGGATAATCGTTTGCATTTGCGTAAGTTCGCGCGCTTGCAAAGGTCGGCCGCTGTTAAAGAGTATTCGATGATAATTATCACTATCACTGAAATCGTCTTTATACGTATTGCTTAAAAGTCCTGAATTAAGTAGCGTTGCCATCCTCTAATCCTTAGAATTGAATAATAACTTTAATGTCTTCATTTTGTGCCGTGCTTCGATCAACTGGAGATCTATTATCTATAAACAGTACCTCACCTGTTGAAGGTAAAACCTCAGGTAATATGGCAGCTGAATCACCAATTGTTCCTTCACCACCACCATTTGTTTCTTCAATTAATTCCCCAGTCTGAAAGGCCACAAAACCTGTTTCATTTGTTTGGTGATAATAAAGAATATTGGAATCAACTTCATCTATATATGCCCTTGCTAAAGTTGTGGCACCTTCAATAATTTTATCAGCGGTAAATGCAGTAATAATACTACTAAGTTTCATAGCCTTTAATGCATTACCTGTTGTTTCTGAAAAGATTGTATTATCATTTTTCTTAATATCACGAATAAGTCCCACTTGTCTGAAATCTTGATTAACAATAAAATCACTATCGGTACCTTTTAATTCTGCATGGAACATAACAGATGCTGATTTTAAATCTTCACGAGGGTCACGACCAATACCGGAATCTGGACCAAGTACTGCACGGGCCTGTGCATTTAATGTGGCGCCGCCACCATTGAATGTAATTGATGGATTTGTATATCCAGAACCATGTCCAGAAATATCTCCATTTGTACTATCGTCCATACGAATACGAACAACTTGTCCTGTTGCAGAATCAATAGTTATATTAAAACTAGCACCATTTCCACTTGGATCTGTAATTGTTGCAGTTGGAATACCTGTATAACCTGCACCGCCATTTGTTACAATAATACTTAAAATTTCTCCAGGTGTTGCTGCATCTTGTACTGCCTTTTGTTTTAACTGAATACCTGTTGAGTTGGAATCAGTTGCACCCTGTAAAAGTGTTGGCATGAAATTTGCAGATAAGAAATTATTTGCCCTTTCAGCACTAATTGTAAATAGGAATTTCCAAACATATCCATCGGATTCTCTACGTGAATCCAAATTTGCATGTGTAGGCTGTACAGTTGAAGGTACAGCAGCACCAGTTCCATCACGACCAGTTTCCAAACATACATATACTGAACGTGTTTCATTCATCACATAATATGGTTGTGTAGGATACCCACCTTGTTGATCATCATACTGTGAATAAATTCTACCAGATGACCAAGTGTGACGAGGAACAACTAGTGAAGTTGCCTCAACTTTTTTTACCGATTGTAAACCATTCCGAAATGCCTCAACTGTAGTTGGAGTATTTGTTGGTGTTGGTACAGTATCCGTGGAATCCCACTGTTCTGATCGACCAACTCCAATGTAATACTTTCTTGTATCACCGGTAAATTGGTCAAAGAAGTCCTGTGCAATTTGTCTTCTTAAGGCATCTGTTACAATCGCTGGCATTTTCTATATCCTATTAAGTACTGATCTGTGTTCCAAGCACGATCCTCTTATAAAATCCTGCGTCACTGTCAAAAACAGCAAGGCATGGTGCACCCGAGTTACCGTTACTTACAAAAATTAAATTACCATTCTTTGGGTTGTTAGGTACTGTTCCAACAGTATATGATCTAATATCTGGTTCAACTACCCTTGCTCTTACATAAGCACTATCAACTGTAGAAATTACATCTGCAGAATCAAATGCAGTTCGCGGTAGTGAAAACCAACCATCACTATCTTTAAAATTAAACTGATTATCTGTTGAATTGTAGTGTACAGTACCTTTTCCAACAGAACCGCTATTAGATGTATTATGACCTAATTGTATATAACCTGCAGGTGTATCCGAATCACCTATTCTAACTTGTGGTGCAGCTTGATTAAAGTGAATATATTGTACACCATCAATTGTACCAAAATTAAATTTAGGTGAACGCATATTCATTCCATTTGAATCAACAAAGGAATTACCTTGTAAGTCCATGGAATTTACAACTTTAATATTTGCAGTAATCGGCCGACCAAATTTTACACTACCACCATCATTTTTAATTGTTGTATCACCTAGATGGATTGTTGTGCCACTTAAATATAGGTCTTTCCATTTACGTGCAGAATCACCTAAATCATATGTACTATCAACTGATGGTACCACATGACCTGCTATTGCAGTTAACTTTGTAAAGAGTGCAGAATCCGTACCAGCAAGTTGTCTTGCCTGTACATATGCAGAATCAATCAATAATCTTGCACCTGTGGAATCAATAGAGTTTGCTTGCACAATAAGGAGTGTGGCGCCAGAATCCTGTGCAACACCCGTACGAACGGCAATATAATTAGAATCAACGGTATTATTAATAATACTCAGTGTAGCACTATTTACAACTGCAGCAATATTAGTATCCAGAACCAAGGTACCACTTGAATCTGGTAAATTAATTGTGTTATCTTTTGTAGGATTAATAACACTTAAGGTTGTTTCAAATGAGTCTGCAGTACCTTCAAATATAACTTGATTACTATCAAATGTAACACCCAAGTTGGTACCGGTGGCCCCAGTAGTAACTTGTAGAGTTCTTACATCACTATACAGTTCCGTAAAATTATCATTAATTTTATTGCCGGCGGTACGTAGATCATCACCGGTACCGTCATTACCGGTAGTTCCGACATTAATAGTTTGCTTACCCATATTAAATCCTACAATCTGAATTAATGTTATTTATAATAGTTTTTATAGTCCTTCGACAACATATTGGCCAATTGTTAATTGACTTTGATCTGCAATATGGCCATCATCAACATAAGGTACACATACAACTTCGTATTGCCGTAAATCCATTGTTTCATATGTGTTATCAAACCTCATTGCAGATGCACCTGCAGAATCTGCTGCATCGTCAAATGTTATTCCAGCAAGTGGAAATCCTCCCCATTCATCTAAATTACTATACCAAGTTGTAAAATATTGCATGGTGTTTGTAGCACCGCCATAATAATCAATGGTACGTAGTGGATTCATACGCTGTGGACATCCATCTGAATCTCCACCATCATCAGGAATTAATATAGTGGTATCTGCCTCTGGTGAATATGAGAATGCAGCATTTGATATTACCTTAAGCCTCGGATCCAAATCTGTTTGTGATGAGGCAGTTGAAATTGTTATGGTACCTTCACCTTCAAGTACCGTTTGTGCACCTAAGAAAAATCCTGTAGGGTGTACAAATTTACGATATAACTGTTCCCAGGTATTTAATGAAATAGGAGATTTAATTAAAACCGATAGTATTTGATAGAGTCTACCATCAGTTAAAACAAATGCCTGTTCTGGTCCAATAGGATCAACACCAACTTTAAGTATTGATTCCTTTGGATATATAACCTCTATTTCTTCGTTAAAAAATGCTCTAAAAAAACCTTCTGCAGAATAAAGTGATCCTTTTACTCGGAAAAAATTACCGAAATTTCTTAAGGCTTCTCTTGGGAATGTAAATTGTGTATGTGATATTCCTAATGCAAGTTCATCAAATACAAAATCCAGTCTCTTCAAAGTTGTATCTTGTAAATCCCTTATTGTATTTAATTCTGCAATTGAACCACCATAGTTTAGATCAGAATCAAGAAATTCGTAATAGCCTTCCAAAAATTCTATTAAATTAGGATACGATGTTTGGAAATATTCTGGCAGTACTTCTTGAACCAAACTTTTTCGGAAGTTGGGATCAAATCTAAAAAGATCTTTTTGTGTTTCAAAAGTGGCCATTAGATACTAACTTGTAAATTTGCAGTTTGTCTATCTGTTCTTGCAGTTGCCGATGATCTTCCAACGTCAAGTGCAAGAATATAATTACGTAGTGGTTCTACTTTTGAATCACTTTGTGGTGTTGCAGCTATCTTAATAAATGTATTACCACTAATAACTTGACTTGGATTTAAACCAATAATTGACACACTTCCTTTTGCAGGATTATATCCACCTACATTATCAAGTAAAATATTTCCATCTAGATCAAATATTTGTAATGTTGTGGTTTTCAATTGATTTTTAATTTGTGCTGGTATTCCATTAAATTCAAATGTGTCTGATTGAATTCTGTGAAAAATATCATCTGGTGTGGCTATTGCTACAGGGAAATTTAAGGTTTTTGTATTTTGAACATTTAATGTAACTTCTAATCTCATTTGTATTTTTAAATCAATGTCATTTGATAAAATGGCCTTATCAAGTGCATCAATTTCTGTCATTAAATTAGACTTTCTAAATACCTGACCAAAGTCTCTTAAGGACTGCACAAAATATGTTTTAATAAAATTAAAGACTTCGTCTTCCATTGCTCCTAAAGTTTTACCAGTTAAACCAGGATCAAATTGGAAATTATTATTTAATTCTAAAAATACAAATTCAGGATCAATAAATTCCGGTTTAATTGACATTACAGAAAGATTGGTAGTATAATTTGTGACAATTGCATCCTTAACGGCCTGCTGTACAGTTGACGATGTTCCGTCAGTAAAATTAATTGCTATGTAAACCTTACCATAATCAATAGGAATATTTTCATCACCACTCCACACGGATACCGAAGAAACCTGTGGAAAATTACTTTCAATCATTGCCTTATAATCCAAAGATGTTACAAGTCTTTGTTGTCCAGCATATGCAATAGGAGCAAGTTGCCGTATGGATTCTATTGATTGCTTAGCTGCACCACCACTTGATTCTGTATTCGTTACGATCGAAAGTGAATATTCAATACCATTAACGGTAATGCCAGAAACAGGAACAAATACATTACCATTATTAGCCAAGGCACCCTTACATGACAAATATGTTACTACAATTTTTTCACCAGGTTCTGGAGATTTACCATATGAAACACCATCACCAAAATTTAATTCGTAAAATCCGTTTGGCGATTCATGAATTGCATAAAAGGTTGTATTAGCATCAATTGTAATTGCTTGACTGAGTGGAGTATATGTTGTAAAATTGGAAGAACTAGAAGTTTCAAATACATTTACATCAGCTAACATTGTATCAATTGTTTCATCTGGAATTATGTAAATTTGTCTTTCAGTTTTTTCACCCACTAAAAATGTTTTTGTTTTTTCTACACCTTCATAAATTGCAATATTTGTGCCACCTGATGAATTTTTAAATACATATAATCCTGTACCATCGTCACTTGCATTAATTGCTTCTCTTGTTCTAAATGTATATGATATACCATCAACTGAACTTGTAAATTGTTTCCCTTTGGGTATATTTAATTTTGCAGGACGACCAGAAACACTGGATAAATTTACAGAAATATTAATTAGTGCATTTGCAGCAGTACGGGATCTTGTTTCATAACCCAACATCTGCGCATGTGATATAACGGAACTTCTTAATTGTGCCGAAGTTAAAAATGATTCATTCATTGCAAAGTTAGCAGTAAGGCCATTTACATGTGTGTTATATGCCAAAACATCTAGGATATTTGACATACCAGATGCTTCAAAATCATAACTAGAAAATTCAGTTTTACTTTTTAGAAAATTTTTCAGACTCGACTTGATATTATTAAAGTCCAAATCGGATGATTTTACTGTACTAGTTGCCATTTATCTTAACCTTGTCAATGTTAAATCAAGCACTACCAATTCAGATGTACTTAATACTTGAAATTCTACTGTGACTACCACTTCATTTCTTGAAGGATATACATTACCATCAACTCTTGTTACTTGAGCCCTTGGTTCATATAAATCAACTGTCTCTATAATTCTATCTGCTAATATATCAAAATCAGTGTCAGTATCCAATTCAAAAAGAAAATCATTTAAATTACCACCAAAAGACATTTTAAAAGGTTTTTCAGTATAATTTGTCATAAGGAGATTTTTAACAGATTGTTTTACATCTGCTGCATCAAGTTTTTTAAATATATCACCAGATGGTTTTGCTGTAAATGTTAAATCAATATCCTTATATTGTTGCTCTCTTGCAGATACAAGTTGAGTACTTGCAAGATTACCGTCCTCAATAGAAAATGCTTTGGTTACTGCCATAGTGTACTATTTATATCCTTTTATAGGCATTCAATAATTTCATTTGTACTTTGCACAAAGTTATTATATCGTGTTTCAATTAGATTATCAAATGATGCCTCGTAATTTGAACTTAATTCTGGCATTATAAGAATAATTTGTGCAGTTAATGTACCACCTTTTGGATTAAACGTATCATAACTTAATATCATTTTTTGAAATTGTAATGAATCTTTCCACCAAGATGCAAGATCAAATGTTTTCTTTAGGTCAATGTTACCTGTTCTGTCATGTAATTCGTAAACAACACATCTACCTTTTGATTTTAAATCATTTACACCAAGTGTTGTCATGCCTTCATTTACATATTTACGATATATTCCCTCGGCAACTATAAGGCGATGTTCACTATACACATCATTATCGACCATAATTGCTCTATTTGCATTTGCATTTAATAAAAGATTACGTGCAATTTTAACCTTTTCACTATTATCAATTACATGATCAAACGTGATTGAATCTCCACAACCACCCAAAAATCTTCCTATAACAATTCCCTGTGCAAGTTCAGTACGAGATGTAATAATTTTACCATCAGGTTTATACACAGGACTAATTGTAATGGATCGTTTTCCATCAAGTACAGAACCTTTAAATCTTTTTGTTTCACCGCCTGGATTTTTACCTAAAATTTTCTTAGA